TGATGCAGTATCAACCTTACGAAGGTATGGAAGCAACATTGAGGCCGTATCGCTAATATTCAATTTAAGATTAATCCGTTTGCTCAGAGAAGTGGTATCTGTCGTAGGCGCAACGGCACTCAATAAAGTATCTTTCCACAACTTAGCAGTTGAATCGTATAATAATATAGACTGATTCCGAACTGGTGAAGTGATTAATACATCGTGCAATTCGTTTAACTCATAGCCATTCTGAATCTTTACGAAGATACTCCCGTTCCCCCCGGCCTTCTTAACCACATAGCCAATCAATACAGCGTTTTTCGGTGCTTGTGGCTTAACATCTGTAAATGTGCCTGGCGTAGTTCCTAACCAAATAGCTTTTCCCTCTGTATATGCATTTGTATTCAACCCATGCACCAACCCAGAAGTAGTTACAAATCCATCCTCGCCGTTTAATATATGCTCTGTTACAACGCCAAAAGTAACGCTGCTTTTAGCCTCAGAAGTATTCGAAGCCAATGAAACCGATGGCAATTCCCCAGTAGAACCGGTAATATAAACAACTTGGCCATCTGTTAAAGTTGCTCCGGTATTATTATGTACCAATGCCAATTCTTCTTGGCCTAATTGAAGCTGTACATTACCAGTACCGCCAAGCCCTAATTTAGCTGTTCTATATGTTGTATCCCATTTCATTCTGCCAATACTATCAGCAGCAGTTAATGATGAAGTTTTGAAAGTAACAGCATCGGTATATAATCCATTAGTTCCCAAATAAACATTACCTGTTGCCCCTACATACGGCACATAACTTTCCAAAGTGCCACCGGTAGCCAATTTTCTCCAATATCCACGATACTTATAGTACATATTGCTATCTCTGGCAATAGTCAAAACCATACTATCAGCAACGGTAAATGTAGCTGTGTCTTTACTGCCGATAGCAATCGCATTGACAAACTTTGTCTTGGTAGAGGTAGGCGCATACTGAGCATGAGCCATGCCGACCAATAACAATAAGGTTAAAATAATTCTATTCATATTATTGTATTAAAAATATAAAGCTCTCATCTGCCACTGCCGGCGTGTACAATGTAGCTGTTGCCGTCAATGGATCCCATGTTATCCCTGAATTATAATCCCCTGCCGATCCTATCGGAGCAATAACCGCCGATCCCCTCGATGCATATACCAATGTCATACCAACATATCCGGGTAATGTAAATATCGTTTGTCCTTCGGTTGCTGTGCGCTGCACCGCTTCGATTGCCGTTCCAGCTATGATAACCGTTCCCGATGGCGTTACTACTGTACCGGATAATGAATATTCCCCGCTGCCTTGCAACTGTATCGTATATGTCGCAGAATCATTATAAGGCGAACTGATGCCTACTTCTTTAATATATGCCACGCCTGAAAATATGCTTAACCCGTATATTCCACCATTATCAATGACAAACTTTACTAAGAATCTTTCCCGGTCTTTAATTTGCTGTAATAAATAAAGATAATTCCATTCGTCATTTAAAATCATCAAGCCATCCCCTGAAATGCTCCACCGGCTTATTGATTGCTTTGATTCTTCAAACCATGCCGAAGCCTGAGAGGTAAGTATTTTTACATCGGTAGATATAGACAAATCGCATGAACGCATACAAGCAAACGGCACATCGTCATCCTCAGTTTCTCTATGCTTGTAAAGCATAACATTTGTTCCAATTATTGGCTTTGCTGGCATGTTACAAATTTACTTAATTAGTTGCTATATTTCACATCTTGAATAAAACTGTTACTTGATATTTTTTCTTCATTATCTGTTTCAATCAATGTAAAGGAACTTTCATTCATGATAAAATTGGTTTCTATATTGCCCTGAATATATCTTTTATTCTCAATATTATACTTATCCGTTATATCCGTCAATGAAACTGAATATTTAGGCAATAAATAATCCATTACTGTTCCCTCTACATTGGTCTGGCTTCCAAATAATACCCTGGTAAATATCTGCAATAGCATAGCCTTATGGCTTAATGTTTTAGGCCCCCCATATTGCCCCCAGTTAGATGCAACCGACCCATCTGATAATAATAAGGCAGTTTTAACGCTAAAATCAGTAACCGGCACAACTGTTGGCAACCCGGTAACCAATGAGGTAAGCCCAGGGTAATAATCCCATTGAACAAGATAATAACTTGTACCAGGAGGATTTACCAATTCATTAGTATAAAAAGTCAATGAATTATAAGCAATTGTTGAAGGGACCGTTGGAGGATCAGGAGGCACCACAACCCCCGGAGCGGTATAATACCCATTTAACCCAATGGACAACCCCGTTACTTCCAAAACTGCTACATATACATCCGTCATTATATTAAAATCAAAATAATTGGCTTTAATCCATTTATAAGTCGCAGATGTTGCCGCAGTAGAGGCATTACAAGTATATGGCAGATTGATTATCTTTTTATACTTAGAATTTGAATTTAGCGCAGCCGTTAAATTAATCATTGTCATCGGATGAGTAAAACTCAATGCCAAATTATTTATTTTAACAAACGGGCAGGTTCTATATGTTCCCGTTCCGCTATCCTCTACTATAAAATATACCCTTACATAACCAGAAAACGGCAAAGGGTCCGATTCAATATTAACTGATGTTCCTTGTGAAACACTAAATAAACTTTGTTCATAATTAGCAGCCGTTTGCCATGAATTTATATCATTTACTGTTCTTAAATATCGTTTATTAGTTCCATTAGTAATATCCTGCAATTCAATAATCATATTCATTGCCCTAAATGAAGTAACCGAAATCATTACCTCCATATTAAAAGATATTTTCAGCTTATTGCCTATATATCCCATAATATTTCCTTCATAATATAATAATTGAGATTTCCCCGTTGTGGTTATTTGCATTGATATTTTACGGATATTATTTTCCGTAATTAATGAGATTGTACCTGATCCAGTAGTGTTTTTACTCCATCCGGCAGATATGTCCGTTCCTGATGGCGCAATCAAAAAATCTGGGTTATAAAAATAATTAGCTGAATGATCCCAGTTTTCTTCAATAGTAATATTACTGTACCCTTTACGGAATATCTTTCTTTGTGTTGCATCGACAAAATGATATTGTTCAGGATAAATGCCGATATTAACGATTGCTGATTCAGTAACCGGCGAATCAGCTACCCCATCATTTGACACTTTTACAAACCTTAAAGTATCGTTAAATCTTTCGTTTATTGCAATTACCCACCACTCCCCATTCGATTGGTATAATTGGCAACCAAAGCTGGTTAATACATCTTTTAATACTTCGTAATAACTTTTGTTTTGCGTATTAAGCGGATAAATATAAGTCTGAGTGAATGGCGTTGTTTCGCTCATGCTCGATGCAAATATATTGCAGGCATAATTCACAAAATATCCTTCCGGGTATCCTATTTGGTTAAGGCAATTGCGGATGATAGTATCAATTGATTCCTTTGCGTAATTTATTGTTGTAGGGCTATATGGCACATCTTTAAGCATACCGATTCCATCTGTACAACTTATAGATATATCAATAATACCTGTATTAAATGGCAAAGAAACATTATCATATATGACAAATCCCTGCCAAAGTAAATTGTAATCTGAATAAAACTTTATATAATATTTTCGGTCATCAAATGATTCAAGATCAATTATATTGCCTGTTTCATTGGTAATGTCCAATCTTATGGTAAATTCGGAAGATAGGAACGGCTCAAATGGATCATCTGAAAAAGCCAGTAATTTATGAATAAACCCCGATTGGTCTAATATCAATGCCGAAGTTGTACCGGTATAATCCAATTCATAAATATCAACTTTGAATACTTGTCCTTGTAATCCAGCCGCCGAAGCAGTATATTTTTTGCCGTATGCCATTAACCTCTCCTTAAATTAAGTGAATAATTCGCCCTTTGTGTTGCCAAAACAAGGTCATTGCCCCTCAATACAAACTGCCCACCCATTGCCGGCTGTTGCATCGATGACATGCTTTGCCCCATCCTTGCAGAACCTGCAATAATCTTATTCATCTGGTCTGGTCTTACGATTGATTCTGTACCGTGTAACATTACCGGATACCCAGACTGTGGGCCAGTAACGGTACCCCCGGAAGCAAACCCAAGTAAACTGCCAAACATTTTGCCGAATCCGCCGCCTCCACCTGCTGCGCCTGCAACTGCCCCGCCAGGTAATAATGATAATATTGTTTGAAATATCAATGCTCTTGCTGCTGCCGCTGCAATATCAAGGGCTAATTTCTTAAATGTCTGTCCAAGTGCATCGCCTAAGTTTTGCCCATTTGCAATCGCATTGGCTAAGCCATTAAACAAATCCATACTAATGTTTGTTAGTGCATTGGCTTGTGCTATTTTTTGGTTATTAGCTTCCTGCATTTCTGCCTGAGTGGCCAGTACTTCATTTAATTGCTGATTCTGTTGAAGTTTAACCTTAGTCGTATCAAGTACAGGCGTTTTTTCGGTCATTATTGTCGCCTCTGGCCTGCCGCTTGTTACAGGTTTGTATGATTGGATTTTTTCAACAATTTCCTTGCTTTTAGTTGTAGCTTGTTTTGTCGTTTTTTGTTTATTGTTTTCTGCATCATTATTTTGTACTTGCGCTAATGTATTTTTATTTAATAAATTAGTATAGATATCAATATTTTTTTGAGCAGATTTTAATTCTTCATTTTTTATCTTTAAAGCATCAACCGAATTTTTTAAATTATTATTATTTACAGCCATCAATGGATTTGATGATTGTATTGCACTTGATAATAAATTCCATGTTTTATCCAATACACCAACCTTACTAATGGATTCATCCATCGATTGGTTTTGTAATTTAGCTTTTTTTGCTTCTTCTGTTGCTATTAATTCAGAAAATGCATTAGCTTTTGCTTTTCTTATAATAGCATCTGATAATTTATTTGTAAGTTCAATTAATTTGGCAGAATCATTTATATCTACTTTCTGCAAATCAATATTACCCTGATACTTTTCTTTTAATTGATTTAAAGCCTTTGTTCTTGTTTCTATGCTTTGAGAATGGTCATTGACAATAACAATTAAAGAATTTAATTGCGCAATCTCTGATTTAGCATTTCCAACCGATTTACTTATTGCATCGGAATATTGTTTTTGACTTTCAGCGGCTTTTTTTGTTTCTTCACTTACAGAGAATAATTTATCTCCAAATTCTACCAATAATGCAGTACCAACCGATAAAGCTAATCCAATACCGGCAGGGCCAGCAAGTCCGGCAACCATACTTTTTAATGCCCCGGCAGTGCTTCCAGATTCAGCTTTTAATCTTTGGAATGATTCTAATAATGGATTTAAGTTATTTTGAATACCAATGAACCCATATGGAGCATCTTGCGCAACACGACCTAAATTAGTCAATGCGTTGGCGGCTTGATTACTACTTGATGATAATTTTGAACCAGTTTCTTTACTTAATTCAGAAATTTTCCCTTTTAAAATATCTACATTACGCTGTAAATATTGTATTTGGTTTACATCAGTAGCTTTTTTTAATGCTCTCTCAAAATTTGCAAGATTATTATTTAACGATTGCAATGAGGCAATCGCATCTTTATTATCCCCAGTTATTTTAATTTTGAGCGTTTCTGTTGCCATTTGGTTTCGAATAAAAGTCTAAGATATTTTTAACATGTTCTTTGGATAGCGGCTGTTTTTCCTCTACTTCATCCAATGGCAACGGCCAAAACGATTGCTCAGATACTTTAGTTTTATCGGATGGAACGCTGCAATATATCATGTAAGCTAACCGCCTGGTTCTTGCCCATTCCTGTACTTCTTTGCGATCTTGGGCAATGACATGAATCGAAAAATCTCTCCATGTCATGCCCCAAAATTGTTCTATACTCAAACCACATGAAACTGCCTTTACTAAAATATCATCCCAAGTCGTTACACGCTTTTTTTTTCTTCTGTTCCTTTCTCACCAGGCAATGGAGTAACGCCGTTCACAGTCCTTTGAATAACGTAATTTACATACTCAATTAACTGGCCTTCGTTTATCTTCATTATACCTCCGCAAGCATCTATCCACTCGCACGGTTCAAAATCTGCCGGCGGCTTCCCGTTGGCATATTCATAACCGCAGTACAGGAAATCAACCAATAAATTGAAAATATTATCCTGTATAGTTTCCCCACTTGTTATGTCTTGCAATAATTTGAAGAACGCATCTATTGTAATTCCACGCTTATCAGTTAAGCGTTTCATTGCCCACGTCCCCCATTTTAGCTTTATTGTTGTGTCGTTAATTTTCAGATCAAACATAATTTATTTTTAGTATGCAGCGTATTGTGTTAATGGCGGCAAAGTTACTCTAAATGTAATGTTAAATGTTACAGCCTCATTCCAAGGTGCATCAATGTCCATTTTAGTAATAAATACTTCACCTTCATAATAACTATCACCAGTAATTGGGTTTGCTTTACCAAAACGAGCAGAAAACTTTGTTTTGCTGGTGTAAAGTAAATGAAGTTGATTGTAACTTTCTTTTGAAGGTGTACCGGTTTGATCGATTGCAAATCCTTCGCCTTCGATAGTATCTTCAAATTTACTTCCTGGAATCCATTGATTACCGCATTTGCTCGATACGTCAATGTCAGTCAAAGAAGTAGAAAATTTATTGCTTGTCAAACAAGCAACTGGCTTGAATGATGATCCGCCAGTCGGGTCGATTGATACGAGCCAATCGGTACCGTTAATGTAAGTATCTGCCATTTTTAAGGGTTTTAATTGTTTATGTAAAGATATTATTTTTGCACGATAAAATGATTATATCTTATTAATGTCCTGAAAACCGGTTCGGTAGGATTTAGGCTAGTTAAATTGCTAAATGTCGCCTCAGTTTTCACTACCTGGAAATAGGCAACATCCGGGTTCCTCCAAGTGCTTATTGCGGCAGCAATTACATCAGCAATATTATCAGAATCCAGCAAGCTAAATGACCCGTTTTTTACCACAACATCTACCAAAATAGATGCGTTAAATGCAAAGGTACATTTATCCGCAACCTGTACGGCTGTCCGATCAGGTGAAATAAGGATATAACTTCCCGTTTCGCTATCAGGTGCCATCCCATCATAAACCGGCAATCTTTTGCCATCCAATCTTATCGCTTCCGCTAATATGATGGTATAATAAGCCTGAACCAAAAACGCAAGTACGTTCCTCATTTCGATAATAATTTTTTAATTTTTTGAATCAGTTTTGGGTATTCTTCAAAATACGCCCGGTAAAAAAACGGCTGAGGTCTTATATTTACTTTTCCGCCCTTTTTACCTTTAAACTGTATCGCAATATCCTCCAGCCCTTTCGGGACTCTTACATACCCACCTGTCCCAAATTCAATGTAAGGCGCATATTCGATATTGTTTTCAATTAATTTATTTAACGGCTTAGCAATATCAAATTTATTTCCACCTTTTAATCTTCCGGTGTCTATTGGATTGTATATTATTTGTTTGGCATTTATTTCTTTTACAGTTTCATTCATTTCATTATCCACGCCTTTAATCAAATCATTTTGTTTTTCTGCAATGGCTTTTTTAAGGCCATCCATTCCGCTAATATCTAATTTCAGCGATGCCATTATGGTTGCTTAGTATAACAAAGTAATTCAATAAATCTTTTTCGTGCATCTATATTTGATATTTTATGAATTGTATAATCATACCCATCATACCGCACCCGCCATGAGCTTTTTAAATCAGGCTGGTACCTAATATAAACAGTAATAATATTGTCAAAGGTCAAATTAGATTCCTGCAATGACCTTTCATTTCCACCAGGGTGAACCAATCCGTAAACCTGAATCATGTCATAATCAATATATTCCCTATTAATACCACCCCTGTGATTGCTCGAATCAGTCGGGGGCATCAATTGAATAATATCCCTCATTTGGCCTATCTCAATAGTTGATATGGAACGCCTTTGTATCTTCATTATTGAAACATTGGAATGCGTGAATAACGTTGTGCTATTTTCTGAGCGGCTTTGCATAATGTGCCAGTGTCGTTCTGATCGCCCCTGTTTTCATACATAAAATTAATCTGGTACAATATAGCCGTTTTAAGTTCGGCAGGGATATTGTCTGAATTATAACCAGCGTTGTATGTGGCTGTAATATTGCTATTGTAATAATATTGCACTTTCGGGAAATCTAATCCAATAAGCTGAACATTTATGCTGCCACCCTCAAAGTCTACAAATACAGGTGTATCAATCACCGGACCGTAAGGCAATTCAAACATAGCCTCTGGCAGCAACATGGTAGCCTCAATATTTTTTTCTACCAATGAAAGCCCCGTAAACTTTTCGATTGCATTACGAGCGGCCACAATTAACAACGCAAATAAATCGTTTTCTGTGTCGCCGGTCAATGCCCTGCACCATTTTTTAGCCAATTCAACCGTTACCGGTTCAATGTACCCCGTTTCTGTTGCAGTATAATCAATAACTTGATTAATCTGCGCTCCGGTATAATTCGATTGATTTACTGTTACCATTATTTAAGGCTTAATAAGTACAAAGTTTTATTTGTCAGGCCAATCATGTCAGCCACTATGTTTGCCAAGTCAATATCCCCGGCAGGAACAAATGCAACCAAATCACGATGCAGAAACCCGCTAACTGATTCAAGATATAAACCTGCGCTTATATTGCTTGCTACCTTAACGGAATATTCCCCCTCAATACGAGAATATCTGCCCTGATATGTTTCGATAAAATCATCTGAAAGGCCATCCCATTCTTCATAGAATTTGCCTAATGCTTTATGTTGTGCGTAAGACGTTGTAATATGATGCAGGTGCTTCACTTGCTCATATACTTCACTCAGGAAGCTTTTTATTTCGATTGGGGTCATATTCTTTTTTTGTAATATGATGAATAAATTTGTCGAACTGTTCCAGCTTAGTATCAGGTCTTAGTTCTTCGGCTCTTTTGCGTGCTTTCTTAGAAGCGGCCGTATATTCTTTCTTACTATCCAATCTTTGTACCATATCAACCCATTGTTTGATGTCTTTTCTATCGCAATATAACCCGGCATCTGCGCAATTCTCCCGAAGCCCAAAAGTATCAGTACATATTACCGGAATACCGCTGGCCATTGCTTCTGTCGCTGTACGGCCCCATGATTCATAGAGCGATGGCATTATTAGTATTTTAGTACGCTTGTAAACTTCCCGAATGTCGCTCTGTGTTTTTAGTATTTCAACATTCGGCAAATCTTTAATAATCTGCTTACCATAACTGCCCTTAACGCCTAAGAACTTTTTATCGGGCATTAATTCAGCCATCTTATAAAATACCTCTGCCCCTTTTGCCTCATTTAAGTTAATCAAAGTTACGCAATCCCCCGGCATTACAGAATAATAATCTATATCAACCGGCGGCGGTAAAGTAAATGATTCGTTTGGGTACCAAATATGTTTTTTAGCCGCCTCTGAATTATACACTACCCTTATTCGATCAATATGTCGGCGGATAGTAGAATAATCATAAGTATTGTGCATAACCCAAACAATCGGCTTGCGTTGTACTATTTGACAAGTATTCGGGGTAAAATCTAAATGAGTAAATACCACATCGGCCCATGAAACCGGGTCCCCCCAGTTGGTAGGCTTTGGGAATACTTCCACTCCATCTAAATTGTATGCCGCATCATTATCGCCAAGCATTACCTTAACTTGATGCCCTTGCTTTACAAAGAACTTATTTAACTCGTGCGCATACCAATCAGAGCCACAGTTTGAAGTCGGAGGGTAAAATCTAATATGCCAAAGAATATTCATATTGTCAAAGCTATAAAGAAGGGGAGCGACTTAACGCCCCCCTTAATTGTTTATAAAGTTGCGAAAATCGCAGAAGGAGCCAACATCAAGTTGATTTCTTCTTGGCACTCAATACGAGCAGTAACCAAGTTCTTCTGGAAGTTGTCGCTATCTTCGTAGCTTAACTCAATAGCCAGTCCTGCAACCTGTACACGCTCGATAAAGTCAGCATCAACGATGAAAACCTTACCAGGAGTAGCCCAAGCTGCTTTGATAACAGGGCATCCGTTTACGTTCATAGAACCGCCAACGAAATCAACGCCACCCGCTCCAGGATAGTAACCTTTGCTGTAAGTACTCTTAACAAGAGCAGCATAATCAGTAGGGCTAACAATCGCGTAAGAAGCATTGTAGTTTTGCGCCTCTGTGTTAGCTACTAAATCAACTAATCTCTCAACCTTATCAGTTGCAGATGTTGTAGTTGAGCCAGAAGCCAAACCAGTTGTAGTTGCATAAAAAGATGCATTTTCTTTCTTAAAGAAATCTCTCGTAAGCATTCTTGGCAATGTCTGTGTCATGAAAGGCAATGAGTTTGTCATTTGCTTAGAGAAACGAGAGAAACCAGCTAAATACTGCTGTACAATCTTAACCTCAGTTAGATCGTAGTTGTTCTCAGCTTTTACGCTTCCTTCAACCTGAAATGCAATATTGTTAGTTTCTGTTAGACCTTCACGATAGAAAATGTACAGTCCGGTATCAGTCTGCATTGTAGGCACTAAATCACGGAAATTGATTTTCTGAGAAGGCAGGATGGCTTGTCTTGGGCTATAAGTAGCAATTGGATCACCAGTTAAGTTACCAGACAAAGTCATGGTTTTAACTTCTGGCAGTTCAATACGAACTTTACCGTTAGCAGATTTCAGTTCGTTGTGAAGCTTGCTTTGGCTAAATTGCGCATTACCGCTCGCAGGGAACATATCAGCTAATTTCTCAGTCAAAGCCTCATCCAAAGATTTAGATGCAACTGGCTGGCCTGCTGCTGTTTTAGTAGCCAGGTTGTCAAATTGACCTTGCATTTCTTTTTGGAAAGATTTGATGTCTTCAACTGTTGCAAAGTTGGCCGCATCTATTGCAGATTTAACCTCGTTTGCTAATTTTACCGCTTCTGCGGCATCAACGCCAGACTTAGCGGCGTTTGCTTTGATTTGCTCGAGAGTGGCAGTCATGCCCTTAATCTCGTTTGCTAAAATTTCACTCATTTTTTTTAAGAGTTTAGGGTGTTATTAAATAATTGTATAGCTTGTAACAAGTCATGATTGACTGCCGGCTCTACTGTCTTTTGAACGGGTAAAGTGGTTAATTCCTCAATTGCTTGTTGAATTTGCTTTATTTCTAACTCCAATAAGGAGAAAGTTTCGTCTGTGTATGTTCCTGATTTCCATGCCTTAGCCAACTTATCTAAACGCTGGTTAAGCGTTACCTTATCATTCGCCATATTAAATCCTTTGCTCATGCCAAGTGTTGGCGTTTCAGGGTTGGCACCCCAAAGAACCGCAGAACCTTCATATAACATCAATTCCTTGATAGTTCTTACAGTCCCTTCTTTATTCCATTCTGATTTTATGGTACTAAATCCAATGCTGTGCTGATTGACCAGTCCATCATTGTAAAACTTAATCATATCCTCTCCAATATGAGTATCAACGATTTTAGTTACCGCAATCAGCATATCGCCCTCCACATACAATTCGGATGGCTTACCCAGCGCATGCTTGAATGAAGCGCAATGGTCCACCAATGACCAAATAAGGTTTTTCCCCTTCGGGCCTCTTTCCTTAATCGTTTTAGTAAACGCTTCGGGAACAATTATATCATTGTCCAAATCGACATTATTAAGCCTCGACCATACGGCTTTTACCGTACGATTTTCGACATCAATGTCCATTATTTCATCGGACTGTATTTCTTTATATTGTAATTTACTCATCTTGTGAGATTAATTGATTGACTAAAAAGTTTGTTATTCCAATGGTTACAGCTTGTCTTAATAATGCGCTAAACGGGTTATCTTTTGGTTTTCTTATCGGTATTAACTCATCATTTTCATCTCTTTTTGCCTTGAAACTTACCATACATCTGCAATTGCATAAATTTCCTGCGCTTGCAGTAGCATCCCCAGGGCAAAGCATTGCATCAACCGATTTAGTGGATGGCACAATGAATCTCTCATCATATCCTACCTTAACGCCATTCATAAAAAGATGGTCATACTGATCTCGTGGAATCCTTCTGGTCCTGTTATCCTGCGCACTGTTCCAAATCTTTTCTATTTCCACGTTTGAACTGGCAGCGGCTACCATTGCTCCGGTGTTAGCTGCTTTGTTGGTTTCAGTCCTTACAATTCTTGTAGCCATCCATTTCGGGAATGTAGAATCGTTTAATTTCTGCACCATCTTTTCAATTCCCCATCCTTCCGTATTACCTTGTATAAGAACTTTTGTTATTTGTTTTCTAAGCGTTTCTGTTATTTCAATGCTTAGATTCTCTAATCCATTTTGTTTCAAATACTCGTTAATCACCCATATCCAAGTACTTTCCTGATCCCCATCGGCTTTCTTAATATCCCTTTGGATACTTTTATCGGCCATCTTAGCCCCATTCAATCCGGCTGTTATATGCAACTGCCTTAATGATTTGCGGATAATACTTGACGGTATTATATCCGGTGTTACATATGGCTGAACTGCGTAAACATCTGTAAAGAACTTTATTTGCTCCCTTAATGCCCTTTCCACTCGTGGCCGGAACATTTTTAGAAGCCGGTCATACATCTTCCGGTATCTTTCATACTCAGTCATTACCCGCCATTATTATATGGGTCAATCAATGGGTCATTCATACCTAATTCGCCCACCGGCTGCCCACGGTAATAAATAGTATCCAATATCTCATTACTCAATCCCGCTGGTATTTCTTCGCCCATAATGATATATCGCTGTCTCAACGGCAGCATTGAAATATCCAAATATTCGGCCTGTGTTTTTTTATCTTCCTGTAATTCAGGATAACATGACAAATCAAAGTCCAAAACTATTCCTTGGTTTTTATACCCCCAGTCTGTGTTAATCTTTCTGTTGATATTATCTCTCAGAGAAGTTAAATGAGGTATTGCCGCCCGAACAGTCAAAGCCTTTTCCGCCGCTATTTGGTTATTCTCATTTTTTGCATCTGGATCATTTAATAATGTCGAAGGAACGCCAAAAATATTGCACAATGAGCGCAAATCATGCTTTTCCTGCTGAATAATGTCCAAATCAACATTACTAAGCCCTATCTGCTGCCAGCCTACTTTATAGCCAGATGTTGCAATCTTATTCTTGTTTTTAGCCCCGCTAAACTCTGTCAGCTTAGCTTTCAGAGCGTTTGTTTGGGCAACTGCATTATCCCCGTTAAAATCTTCGTGGTCCATGTATAACACCCCCGCAGGCCCACCATTCTGCAAATTAGCCACCGAGGCGGTCGCTGATTCGTTCAGTCTGGTAACTTTCTTATTGGCCGCCTGCAATGGACTCATCCCATACAGTTGCTGTCCGGATGCATTCCAACGTGGATTGAAAAACTTATCGTGTAATATTTCCTCTCGAGTGAATTTATAATAAGTACCTAAATAAAGCTGATACCCTTGCACCCATGCCGGAACAGTTGCTATATCTGCAATAATGCTCATATAATGAGCAGGCAATGGATTAAAAAACAAAGGTTTGCCTTCGTTCTTACCAGCTTTGATTAATGGAGCGTATATGTAAGCATTGCCAGTAATTAGCTTGAATCCTATCGCTGCTTCAATTAAATCGCTCCATGCATCTTCTTGGTTAGGGTATTTTAACAATTCATTGAGTAATTCATCGCCAGTATAAGGCACTAATGAAGCCTCTTTTAATTGCTCAATCTTACGCCAGTCCTGTATTGATTGCGGATTATCAAGTAAAGATTTATATTGCTTATATTTTTTTTCGTCCTTAACCTTAAACACGCCCCATGGCGCAACTTTCGCTTTATTGGTGATAAGATTAATGATTGAATAAACAAAATCATTTCCGGCATAGCCCTCATCCACAAAGGCCGGAGCGTTCTGCCCTTGCCATGTTACAATGCCCTTTAATATCTCCATTGTAACCGGCTGATAGCTTGCATTCATGTTAGGCGCAAGGCCTGACATCAATTTTGAAGCGGCGAAAAGTCTCGCTTTTTGTAAGATATTCAACTTAATACCGTTATATATTACGGTCTAATGATCGAGGCTTGTTAGTGTAAAAATACTATTTTTTATATTACCAAATAAAAAAAACCCCGTTAAGAATAACAGGGTCGCACAATGAATAATAATAAAAACAAAAATCCGGGATACAAATATAGGTAATTAAGCAACTGCAACCACAAATTTAGGGGAATCATGGTAGTTATAAATGCCATATCTTACAGAATCGCAAAAATCATCGTTGGCCTTAATTGGCTCATCAATTATATTGTCTGCCTTGTCCTTTTTCCATTTATAAGACTGTAATTCCTTTTGTCCATTTATACTGCCTTTCGTAATATATAAAGGGAATGATTTAACCTTTAATATACCCGCCCAGACATCTTTATTGGCCGGTTTTATGTTTATTCCGGCCCTGTATATTTCTTCAATAGATTTAGGCTCCGCAGCATCGGCATATATTGTGCCTTTCCCAATCTCGAAACTTTTTATCTTGTTCAATAGTTCGGTTAAGGTTAATCCGGATTCATAAATCAATTCCTGAACGTAATGCGCCCCTTCGTAATATTCTATCTTAGTAAATGCCGCAGGGTGATTATATCCAAAGTCCAATCCGTAAAAAACATCTCCTTTGCCTGGTAACTCATCGCAAATCTGCCATTGTGTATAAATCAATTCCTTAGCCGCTCCACGTTGCCCCAATCCGTACACTTTCCACATGAAATCATCTGGAAGATTTTTGTACCCCTCAATTATATCAATTTGGTTCTTTGATAAGTTGCTGATATTGTTTTTATAGGTAGAATGTATCCGTTTGTTTTTAGGATCATC